TTCCTTTCGTTATATCTTTGCACTGCTTAATTCTTTTAGCTGGCATTTTCTCACCCTGCTTCCATCGAGTGACTTGTGCTGGGGATACACCTAATACTTCTGCAACTTTCTTCTGCTCCTTATACTTACTTAAAAGAAGCCCCAGCATGAATATGTTGTCGTCCTTGTTCTCACAAGGTTTCTCAATTTCTTCAACACCATCAATACTGTGCACCTCGTAAACCTCTAAGAAGTGCCAAAGGTCTTCTTTCTTTAAGTCCATGATGCTTTTAACTGAAGATGTTTCACCCAGAACCTTAAAGTCATAAAAGTAGACTGTGATTTCATCATCACTCTTAACTTCAAGAACTTTAGCGGCATCATATCCAAAGTAATTATGAATACGCCCTGCCTTAGTTTGTATATAGTTTGCTCCCTTAAACATTTGCTTTTCCCTTCTGTTGCTTATGTAGATTTATAAGTGCCCTGTGGTGTCCCCTTTGAAACTCATTGTCCGCTGGGTCTTGCTCGTAAAGCATTAGCGCACTTTCAAGACAGTAGATGTCGCCTGACGCTACTGCTTCCCTTGCTGACTGCATTCCTAATGCATAATCAGAATTCATTTGTATTACTTCACCCATTTGCTTTCCTTTCTTGCTCACGAACTGCCATCTCTATTGCTCCAGCTTTGGCTTGCTCTAGTTCCTGAGTTGTTAATTTGTCAGCCATTGCTTGCGCTAGGCCAGATGCAGCTGAACTTTTTTCTACAGTGCTTGCTGTAAGGCTTCTGAACAAAGCGACTTGCAAGGCTTCAACTGCTGTTTCTGGTGTGTAATCAGTAATCATTGTAGTAAACCTCCTCGTATACTGACGTCTTACCGCCAGTGATTTGTGCATAAAGTTTTGCGTGATGTTCAGCTGTTGCCCTGTCCGTGTAGGTTCTTAGGTCAACGCTGTACTTCTCGTCCTCAAGTAAAATGCGGTAGCGTGTGATTTCCTCAGTCATGGTTCGCCTCCATAGTATACATCCCACACCCTTCAACCCATTCGTCCCAACCTTCTTTCCAATCATCGGCTGTGTATAACGTCCATTGATTAGAATGACCTAAGTTGATTACATAAAGAACTTGCTCAAGAGACCATTTATATAATTCATTGGTATTTAAATCTTTCACTCTAAAAGTTTCCATGATTTAGCTCCCTAAAAATACAGTTAAGATTTGCTCACCTTGGCGGTCAGTGCTGTCAGCGATGTCTATATCCTCAATGAAGGTGTGCCACTTGCCAGCCTGATTAAGAAACTGCGCTGTGGCTTCTTTCATGTCTTCCATGTGTACCTTGCCATTGATTACGCGGATGACGTCTTTAAACCAGATGTCATAGTTGTCAGGGGCAAAGCAGACGCTGTATTTTCCGTTGGGTATCTTTGCGATGCCATCAACTGAACCATCTGCTTTATTGTGTGGTATGAAGTCGCCCCAGTCATCAGCGGTTGCTCCCTCCATCTTCCAATTTCCCGACCACTCACCTATTGCCCAGCTTATGTCATCTGGCGTGTAGCCCTTTTCCTCGTCCCAGAGACGCCGCTCGTCTTGCTTCTCCGTCCACTCTCCAAAGCAAGGCTCACACCATTGCTCGCCCTGTGTAACTATTGCTCCGCAATCGGTACAACTTGATGATCTATTTTCTACTACTGTATTCATTCTTTTGTTCCTTCTTTGGTTTCATGCTTGATTGCATGAGCAAACCCAACGCCTAGACGCTGGGCTAACTGATGCAATCAACTGGCTAGTTCTCGCTGTATCTTCAGACCCTTGAGAAGCATTGCTTCAGCGTCTGCTTTCTGACCCCTTCTCAATCGCTCGTAAGCCCATGAGACCCAACCAGCGGCGTCATGTGATAAGACTTCTGGTCGCTCGGCTGGGGTTGGCTCTGGCTTGCTCTCGACTGCCATTGCTCCCACTGAGTTTTGATTTAGGAATGCCAGCAAGTCAGCCTTCATGACTGGGACATCAACCTCAATGTATTTGCCCTCAAGTTTCCTAGCGTCTGACTGAGTGCCAGCCCAGTCGCCGCGTTTGTTTGTGTAAAGTCTCATTTGATTTCTCCAGCAACTAGGCTCAAAATGTCTTCTTTGGCATCATCAATTCGACGCTGGCATTTATCTATTACCATGTGATCTGGGGTGGCATGGTATAGCTGATGCACAATGGCTCTAGTCCAGCACTGAATGACCAAGATTTGATCAAGTATGTCAGTGTTAAGAGTGCTTTTCTTTACTTTCACTGGTGCTGGCTTTGCATTTAGTAGCCCTTGCATAATTGGGTTGTTCATTCTTTCGTTCCTTCTGTTGTCGTGGCTAAGTCCACTGGATGACCCACGCCGAAGCATGGGTGCACCAGTAGGCTCAGACTGTCAGATGACCTGATATGACAACTATGATTGAAACAGCGACACAGAATAGAAGGGCAAAGTCTGCCCAGAATTCTGGTGATGACATGCGGTTGATAAGGTCTCTCATGACTGCACCTCTTCAACAAAGAACTGACGAAGGTTGTCAAACTCTTCCTCTTCACCTTCGAGAACATAAAGATCATTAGCGGCATTGCCGCCTTCGTCATGTAAGATATGACCACTGGCAATAAGTGAACCAAATGTGCCTTCGGCTTGCTTCTGTGACCAGCCAGCTTCTACAAGATCACTTGCTTGCACTACTGGCATTGGGTCGTCCATCATATCATTGATGCACTTAGCACCAGTGTTGCTCATGCCAGACTTGACAAGAACTTCCATTGCTTTTGTTTGATTTTTAGTAAGGCAATTTGTATTGTCCTCTTTGCCGTGGAATACTTCAGTGCAGTAAGCAACACTGTCTATGTTTATGATGCAGTCAAAGTTTGGATAGTTTTTGATTTGCTCTCGCGTAGCAAAGATGTGCTTAATGTCCCAGCCACCAATCGTTCCAGCCGCGTGCCACTTGCCACCATAAATTTCAGGCTCATCGTTGCATAGATAAATTTCAAAAGGGCGGTATCCCTTGTCCCAAAGTGTATTGATTTCATTCTGTGTGATTGTAAGTGTCATTCTGTAGTTCCTTCTTTGGTTAAGAAGGTCACTTGCTGTCTGACTAATCCCTCGGCCTGTTGTTGGCTCTGGTGTTGCGATCTGATCCGCTCTGGTGGAGGGAGTTACAGTCCCCTGCCACACCTTGCGGCCTGTCGCCCATCTATAGTCATCGGGCAAATGCCTTCAGTGTACCCAAGGAATACCAAAAGATGACTCCCTCGTCAATGCATATATGGCAATTAATTGACCCTAGAATACTTGTGTCACCCTTTAGAACCCAGAACACAACCAGAGCCGACGACAGAGACCACAAAGCCAGACTATACAGGCTTGTGAAGGCCTTGGTAGAGCTACAGTCCCTCAGACTTCCCTTGAGCAACTGATGCTCCCAAGGCCTAGTATCTATAGACTACTAAAGACTACTAAGAACATCCTCAACATGACAAACAAAGCAAAGAACTAGAGAGACTATAGACAGGGAATAAGATGACTATAGATAACTATAGTACCTAAAGACTGGTTGTCTCTCTATTGATGTGGTGGTTGATGTCATTAGTCTGTCTGTTGTGTCTGGGGTATACTGGAACGCATAAGGACTTGAGTTGGCTTGGGATGACTAAGGATGTCCCAATGTCTGTTGAATAGTCGAAATCTACAGCCAGACAAATTTCACTCATCAATGTCTAATGTCATGGGTTTGTCTTTCGTATTTACTACCAGATACCGAGGGATACATCATCCTTGCTACTTGCTTATCTATAGAAAACAACAGGTTACACAGGATAGCACTAGATTTTTTATAGGTTCACAGGATTTTAGACCCCCCGTACCCTTAAAATAACATCAATTTCAAAAAGAAGGCTAAAGGTTGTTCTTGTTGTTGTTGTTGTTCGGCCTTCGAAACAAGAGCCATCCCCAGAAACACTAGCATAGCTAGTCCCGTAGCTTCGCTACTCACTTTAGAGGAACCCCCAGATATGGCACTCGAAACAGGAACTTACATCAGCAGTCTCAACGCCTCAAACCCAGCCTCCACAGACGGCTTGGCGCAAGCTGATGACCACATCAGACTACTAAAGTCTACCATCAAAGCTACGTTACCAAACGTCACTGGTGCAATCACATCGACACACACAGAACTCAATGCACTCACCGGTGTCACAGCGTCACCAGCAGAGATCAATAAGCTAGACGGATTGACTGCCACAACAGCACAATTGAATGCTATAGCTGCCACTGGCGGTATTCCTTCCGGTGGTATCATTATGTGGTCTGGGGCAGTCTCAGCGATCCCTGCTGGTTGGGTCTTATGTAATGGTTCCAACAGTACCCCAGACCTTCGTAATCGGTTTGTGGTGGGTGCTGGTTCATCTTATGCAGTCAACGCCACCGGTGGTACTGATGCTGTCAACCTATCTACAGCCAACCTACCAGCACACAGCCATAGCTTTAGTGGCTCTGGTACTACGAGCACTATAGGAGACCACATACACGGGTCTGTAGCTAGACCATATCCTGGAGACGCTGGACGTGCTGGGAATGCGTCATCTGGTGCCCCTGGTCTTCATGGTGCTAACCTACTAGGGAACTCCACGGGAGCCGCTGGTAGCCACAACCACACAGTGTCAATTAGTGGTACTACAGGCAACACGGGTAGCGGAAGTTCACATGAGAACAGACCGCCCTACTATGCCCTAGCATACATCATGAAAACATAAGAAGAGGAATAGCCCACTATGACTAACCTCCCTATCCGTGGGCTGGGGTCTGTTGGTGTCGTTACGGACATCGACCCTTACAGTCTACCCATTAATGCCTATACACGCGCCAAGAACGTCAGGTTCAACGAAGCAAAGGTAACCAGAGCACCCATCTACAGAAGCATCTCAGGCAACCTTACAGTTAGTCCTAAGTTCATCTATGGTGTCAGTGCCCTCTCTGGTTTTGATACAGTATTGATAGTGGATGATACCTTTGACATCTTTGAGATGACTAATGGTGTCCTATCCCAGAAGTTCAACAGTTCACTATCTGCATCTGCTATTACACCTGTGACAGCCACGATACTTGCAGACGTACAGTACATCAACAGATCAACCACAGTGCCAGTTCATAGAGTGCCCAGCGCAACTAACTTTACTGCATTGCCTAATTGGCCTTCTGGTGTAACCACAACAGCTATACGATCCTATGGTGACTTCTTACTTGCACTAGGTACTGTAGAAAGTGGTACAGAGTTCCCTAACAGGGTTCGCTTTAGTGACCCAGTGTTAGCTAACCAAGTCCCAAGTACATGGGATGCCACAGACTTAACCAACAGTGCTGGCTTTAATGACTTAGTGCAAATGAAGACCCCCATAGTCGATGGTGCTACTCTCGGCTCCAACTTCCTTGTCTATTCACAAGACCAAGTGTGGATGATGGAGTTTGTCGGTGGTGCATTCATCTTTAACTTTAGGAAACTCTTTGATGACGCTGGGGTAATCAACCAGAACTGCATACAAGAGATCGAAGGTAGACACTACGTCTTTGACAGGGATGACATATATGTAACCGACGGAAACACACGACAATCAATATGTGACGGACGTGTCCGAGACTACATATTCAATGGCCTAGACAACTCTAAGAGTGAACAGTGTTTTGTCTTGCATAACTCAATGTTAGAAGAGGTATACTTCTGCTACCACAGTGGCGATGACATGGCTGAGTACGCAGATGGTGACAACTGTAACCGAGCCGCTGTCTACAACTACAAAGAAGACATCTGGTCATTCTATGATTTGCCTAACGTAGTAGCTGGGGCAGAAGCCAACGTAAACACAGCGTCAACCTACGCAGACGCTACGACTACCTATGAAACTGTTGGTGGCTCATACCACTCTCAAGAAAGCCCATACCAAAGACATCCACTTGTCCTAGCAAAAGCTGGGGGTGGGGTAGCTAACAGCAAGGTCTATGGTATCGACTTGATTGAGAAAGGTAGTCTATCGCAAGCTATAGACACGGCAGTATCTAAGCCATTCTTTATAGAACGTGTAGGTCTTGACCTTGATGAGCAAGGAATACCACTGACAGGCTACAAAGTTATCTCAAGAATAGCCCCACAGGTATCTACTGACAGTTCGAATGGTCAGTTCAATTTTACCTTTGGAGCCGCAGATACACCTCATGCCACCCCTAACTATGGCAGTGCAGTGACCTTTGATGCCCTTACTGACTACAAGGTAGATGCACGTATGTCTGGTAGGTACTTGTCGTACAAGCTGGCAACCACAGCTGACAAAGACTTCAACTTTACGGGTATGGATGTCGAGATCACTGTGACTGGTAGGAGATAACAATGGCTATCTCAGATAAAATTAATATGCTGGTGTCTACTTATGTTAGACGCCAAGCACCAACACTTACTCCAGAGTTCCTCCCCAACTACTTACAGGAAGAACTGAGAGAAATAGAAGCGTCTATAAAATCACTAGCAGACGCAAGTACCCAAGTGACCGACAGAGAACCTACCAACCCAAGAAAGGGCATGGTGCGTTATGCTGTGTCACCTTGGGAACCAATCGGATCAGGCGTATCTAAACTTGTTGTCTACAATGGCACAGCGTGGATAGCCGTATAAAATAAAAGGAATATTACTATGGCATTACCTTGGGGTGCAATAATAGGTGCTGGAGCCAGCTTACTTGGCTCAAAGATGCAATCAAAAGCACAAGACAGAGCAAACGCGGCTAACATGGCCTCGTTTAACCAATATAAACCATACGTGGATAATAACTTATCTGGTTCTGAAGATGCATTAGGTGGTGTCTTAAACACTGGAGCCTACCAAGGCCAAACCCTAGCCGCACCTAACCAGTTCCAGACAGGCACTGCTAATACTATGGGCGGCTATGGTACTGATATGATGAACAGTGGTAATGCCATGATGGGCAATACAGCTGGCTTTGGTAACAACGCCAACTCATTGTACGGACAGTATCAAGGCATGTCAGAAGCGGCACAGCAAGACCGCCTTGGCAACGCTATGAACTACGCATCAGCAAACTCTGGATCTCTAGTAGACGCCGCAATGCGTGATGATCGTCGTAACCTACAAGAGAACACCCTAACTGGCATAGACATGGCGGCAATGGGTACTGGCAACACGAACTCTAGTCGCGCTGGTATAGCGGAAGCAGTAGCTAACCGAGCATATGACGACAGACGTGCCGATGTAGCT